TTGAGCAATGCCACCGGCATCAGGTCTGCGTTGCAGCTCGTAGTAACTTATGTCATCAGGCATATAATTAGAATGTTGGCGGCGTCCAACTTAGGTGAACTCCATCGGTTTCATCGGTTGCGGTTAGTGGAAAAGGCACCGCGTCATGGATTCTAAAGAACGCTTCCGGTGACGCGGATATAATTGTTTGGGTGCGAGCCATCGTCAGAGTTCCAACCGGCTCCCATTCGCCTTGCAGATCGCTTTGCTCGATCATAAAGGGTCCAGTGCCATCCACCCAATTCAGTGTAACGTCCGAGCCATTTATGCTAATCGAGGTGATTCGCAAACCAGCAGGAATCGCGGCCGCAGGAGAGTAAGTCTGAACACTGACCTTTTTCAACGAAGAAACATGCTCGGTATCCTTCGGTGATCTCAGTGTGTGCATTCCTGGCGGCATTGGTGGAAGTAACGCGCCGAACCCCACTGCGTGAGCAAAGAATTTTCTACGGTTTAACTCCATGAGAGATCAACTTGTGTTTGATTGGGTAAAGTGGCCGTGAGAACCAGATTCTTGAATTCGCTTGCGATATTCCAATCGATTTCGTTCCACGTTCCACCAGTGAAATACTTCGTTACCAACCTATAGTTTGCAATGTGAACACCATTTGGAAATGCGTCGGTATCTTCGAATTGCGGCACGAGTCCTTCTGCTGGAAAATCCTCACCTGGATTCCATGTCTTCAGCGTGTCCCATCCGTTCTCGACAGGCTCATTTCCATTAGGGACATTCAAACTCCAAAAGTCAGGAGCTAACGGATTGTTGGTCTTGTAATAAGACCTTTGAAGCCACATGGACATTTGCAAGCTGGTTGTCAATGCTGCGTCTGGAGCACCGGAAGCCGGATAAGTCCATGTCAGATAGGCGCTATCACCAACCCTTGTAGAAACAAGGTCGTATTGAAATATTTGAAACAATAATGGATCGCCTGGAACATCAGTGTAGCTTGAGCTGGAACCACCGATATAGAACGGATCGCGAATCATGCCATTGCAATAAATATCCCTGACCCATATTTCCACCCAATGATCACCATCCTCGCTCATTTCCAGACCTCCAGCATCGCTGAACCCGAATACAGTCAGGTTATCGACTGCGGCCATCATTCGGTCTGCCAAGTCTTCGGCGTTTAAAGTGTGAGTGACAGCGGAAACCAAGGCATCTGAATTATCAACGGGATCAACCTCGTCGGCGTCAATCGCTGCCTTGGTTTTAACCAAGCAACGAATTGTCATGTGAAAGTTTCCCGTTCCGACTGGTTCCTCTCTGGCGCTCAATGCCTCGAAATTGATCGAGGGAGACTCTTTCTCTTTCGAATTCTTTTCGGCGTAAAGGTTGTTCGTGCTTAGACTGGCAGCGGCCAAGCCATCGTCAACCACTTGTTTAAGTGCTCTGGTAACCTTTCGGAGTAAAAATTGTTGGGACATAACCTTATCTGACCGCCACCCCCGCGCGCTGTGCGGTCTGTTTCATTTTGCGCTCGATATACTCCAGCATTGAGGCTTCTTCGGCCTGGAAAGCTTTTTGCAAGGCCGGTCCACCGTAGCGCACCAAGGCATTCCGATTGTCTTTATTCTCGGAAGCCATGTTTTCGATCATGCCACTGACCGACCATAGATTGCTCCGAGCTGGCACCGCGCGACCCTTCGGCTGTCCGAACTGTCTGGCTGTCCGGTCTTGCCTGGGTTGTCTGCCGCCGATTGCCGCCGCCAAGGGTTCAAGCTTTTTAATGGCAGGTAACCAGCCAGACTTGAGAAACGCAATTGAACGCAACCTTGAAGCAATGAACTTGCGAATGGCCTCGGTCATTTCGGCACCGTGAAGGCCAGCGCCAGGTCCGAGACGTTTATTGATTATCAAAGCGGCCAAGGGGACTTGAGCCGAACCCCGTCGGACTTTCCTAAGCCTCATGGTGCCTGCCTGCTTCCCAGTGGTCACCATTCGGCCAAGCTCGCGCTTTATCTTCGCGGCATTGGCTTTAGGCGTCTCCACCGTCGCGCGCCTCGCGATATAGAAAAGCTTGGTGTTTACGATGGTGGCCGGGTCGCGCTTAGACAACTGCCGGTAGGTGTTCAGCGTTCTCGTGAACTCCCGAGCGTCAAGTTTGAATGTAGCTCCGGGTGGCATTACGCGCCGCGAGTTGTTGACTTGCAAAAGAGACGCAGGAACTTGCGCCCGGGGGACGCGCCAATCGAGTCGATGGTGTGGGAACGCACCTCGCCGGACAGGGTAACGGTCTGTCCACGTTTTGGCACCGTCGAATCCAACGGGAACACATTGGCGCGCACAACGATCACGAGGTCTGCTTCCACCGCGTAACCAAAGGGTTCAAGGCTGGCTCCCGCAACAGACTTGTTGGCAATGCAAGGGTAGGAAACGGCAGCGTCGCCAATTGTAAAGCTTTGGTTCAGTAATTCCTCGTCAGTGTCGAGTTCTTCTAAAACCTCTGAAAAATCGTCCGGTAATGCCATTTAACCATTCACCCAAGGTCAACCCCGTTGACGTTTTCTGAACTTTCGTGGACCAACCAGAGCCGAGAACGGCTGAATTTCAGCGACTCTACAACCATGCCCTGGAACTGGCAGAAGCCGGAAAATCGGACGAGTCCAGCAATGCCTTTCGGAAAGCCGCGACCTTCGCACCGGAGTTGTGGTGTGAGTTGGCTACCCAATACGCCAAAGACGGCGAGGAAGATATGGCCGTCGAATTCTATAGGATTGCCTTACAGGTCACAAAACACGCCGGCATTCGTTCAGGGGTGTTTAACAATCTCGGACTCTTGCTCGCAGGCCGAGGCCAAATGCAAGAGGCATTGGCATCTTTCCAACAGGCCCGCGACCTCTCCCCCCAGTCGGCAGATGCCTACAGCAATATCGCCCTGGTTCACAAGTGGGCTGGCCGGCTGGAAGAGGCTAACCGCTGGATCACGCGCGCGCTCACGATCAATCCCTGGCACAATGAAGCGCAATTTATCCAGGCGTTAATATCCCTGCTCAGTGGGAATTATCTCACCGGCTTTCGGCAATACGAATGCCGTTGGCGATCCAAAACAAACAACCTTTTAAAACTCGAAACCAATACCCCCGAATGGCCAGGCCCCACAGACCCCAGATGGAAAGGAAAGCGTATCTTCGTTTACGGCGAACAAGGCGCAGGCGACGTCTTCCTCATGCTGCGCTATGCCAAGCTACTGCACGAGTTCGGCATGAAACAGATTTGGATAGTCAAAAAGGGAATGAAAAGCCTCGTGGAAACAATGGGGTGCATTGATGAAATTGATGAAGGCGGGAACATGATCCCTCAGTTCGACTGCCACATTCCAGCAGCCAGCCTCCCGCGCGTGTTCGGAACGACTATGGAGAACGTCCCAAACAAACCCTACATACCGATGCCACTGGAGATCCTTTGCCACTGCGAAACCCCGCTGCAAGTCGGCATCTGTTGGCGTGGCAGCTCGGCGCAGAACAATGATCGTTTCAGAAGCACCAACCTTGAATACTGGCAACCTGTTTTAGACCTCCCTGGCATCGAGTTCCATTCGCTGCAGGTCGATGGTGCGGACGAAGCCTTGGCCTATCCGCAGATCATCCCGCACGATCCCCCGAAAGACTGGATGGAAACCGCAAGGCGTATCGCCTCGATGGATCTGGTCATCAGCGTAGACACCTCACTGGTTCACCTGGCCGGCGCAATGGGGAAACCTTGCTGGTGCGCTTTGCATTGCCGTCCTTATTTTGTCTATCCCCTTGTAACGGATCAGTGCCCTTGGTATCCCTCAGTTAAACTTTTCAAACAAACCAAAGAGCACGAATGGAAACCAGTCTTCCAGCGAATCGCAACGGAATTGCAAAACCTTTCCGCTATACAACCCTCATGCCTTGCCGATGGGGTTGGTTTGTCGGCCTGACCTGCGACCCGTTCCAAACCGGGTCAGTCGCTAACCAAGGCGAGTGGGCCCCGGTCGAAACCCAGGTAATCAGCACCTTTATAAAGCCTGGAATGACCGTTATTGATGTCGGCGCGAACGTGGGGACAATGACAATGGCGCTCGCTGCATTCGTCGGCCAAACAGGTCATGTCTTTTCTTTCGAGCCGCAATATTACGCCTATTCCTGCCTGGTCGCGAACGTGACACTCAATAATCTGTTGCACTTCGTCAGACCGTTTCAAGCAGCCGTCGGAGATAAGCCGGGTGTCGTAGAGTTCCCCACTTTCAACCCTGCAAGGCGCGACAATACCGGGGGACTGTCGATGCTCGATGCTATTCCCGAGGGTTCACAGTTGGAAGAGGCGCCAGTGGTCACCATCGACTCATTGAACCTGCCAGCGTGCCACCTGATAAAGGCTGACTGTGAAGGCATGGAGCCACACGCTTTCCGCGGCGCGCAAGAGACAATTGCAAAACATCGGCCTGTGATTTGGTGTGAACAACTTGAAGGCGCAGACCAACCCCGGCCATCGTCAAGGCCGGAACTCACGGAGATATTCAAACAGCACAACTATCGCGCCTGGAAGTTTGCAACGCCACTGTTTGACCCCTACAACTCGAGGCGCGAACGTTGGAGTATGTTCGTGATGCCTGACGGCAAGTCGATGGAGGATCATAATGTGCTGGCGTTGCCAAGGGAGGTTGAACCGCCAGATTGGACGGCAGGGGTTAATATAGAAAGGTTTGTCGAATGATTCAACATGGCATTCGAATGGTCTTGGCGCGTGAAGATTGGCCCGTCCTGCCAGATTCATTCAAGAGGGTTTACGGTTCGATTTTTGCGATTGTAAGATCGTCCACCGATCAAGAGTTTTTAATCCGGCAGACGCCCCCAATGCTTGTGCCGATTATATCGAGAGAAGGCACAAGTATCACTGCGAACTTTCTGGAGGCGATCCCGATTCCTCAGTGAAACCGACCCTTTACTACCTCGGCCAACCTGCAGATGGTTTCGGTTGGGGTGTCGCAAATACCAACCTCGTTAAAGCGCTCTCAGAATTCTGCAATGTCGTGGTCGTGAATACCACGCGCGAGACGTTCGATCACCCGGTCTTTATCCCGGTCACCGACCAGACTTTAAAGCCACTGCGAAAGGTCAAGGCCCCCCGAGTAATCGGCTATTGTTTCACCGAATGGCCTATCCCCGAAGGTGCGCACCGAGAATCACGCTGCTACGATGTCCTGTTAGCTGGTTCCACGTGGAACGCTGAACGCCTCAGAGACGCCGGCTGCAGAAATGTGGACGTCATGGTGCAGGGTATCGATCATGATCGCTTTAAACCCCAACCCTGGCGCGAATCCAGCCACTTCGTTGTGTTCTCTGGAGGCAAGTTGGAGTTCAGAAAAGGCCAGGACTACGTTCTGGCCGCCATGCGTCCTTTTATGAAGTTTCACGAGGACGTAAAGCTCTTATGCGCCTGGCACAATCCTTGGCCGCAAAGCATCGCCACCATGTCTAACAGTTGGCTTTTGGACCGTGAAGACCCGTTTAAAGACCTCCCGAAAGAGCGGATCATTCAACTACCCTCGATACCCAATGAAAAGATGCCGGAGGTCTATGGAAACGCGCATATTGGCCTATTCCCGAACAGGTGCGAGGCTGGCAATAACATGGTTATGTGCGAGTTCATGGGGTGCGCCAGGCCGGTCATTGCCACCTACGCGCACGGTCACAGAGACGTTTTCTGGAAGGATTTTCCTTACCTCATCACCACCGGCGACTATGACCCTGCTGGATGGTTCAATCCACCAGTGGCCGACCTTATCAGCGCTCTGGAACACGCCTATCGCCATCGTGACACACTTCCGAGCCTCGGCCAGGAAGCTAACCGTATCGTTTCGCGCTTTACTTGGCGCGACTGTGCCCTGAAGGTTTTTTCGTCTGCTTTCCCTCCAAAGGGGCAGGATCGCGCACCTCAATCGAAGGCTCGCGAGTCTGAGTCACTTCAGGTTGCTCGGTAGGCGAGTCGGAGACCAACTCTGCCAAGCCCATGCCGATTAATTGTCGCGCTTCGCCGGGGAACTTCGGTTCGAATGGCACGCCTACTTGCGCCTCGGGATTGCCTTTGATGCTGACTGGTTTTAATAGCTTGATTCTCATACTTTAGGCCGAGTGTCCGCTTTTAGCGGGATCAGTAGTAATAAAAATCCCCGGATCGCAGCCACACGATCCGGGGACGAACCCTAGAACACTAACCAACAAACCCCCAACCACGGGAGACTAAATCAACTATCCAGAATTCCTAACAAAACCGCGAAACTGGCCGGATGTCTGATACCGATGTCCGTCCAATGTCTGGCAATTATTCTCACAACTGCGTTAGCTGCAAGGACATACGGATCGACCACCAGATCCGTCGCACCGCCGTTGAAGGAAGCAATTAAGACGTCTTGCCAGTTCCCGAAAAATACGGACGATGCGATCGTCGTAGCCGTCCCTTGAGTTTGGACCGCAGAAACCTGATTCGTAACCCAAGCCTGATACCCATTCATCTCGCCGGCATTTCCACCAGTCCAGACCCACTGCGCTGTATTAGTCGCAGCAGACTGGTCGATCATCTTTAGGCGACCCCTCATTTTCGCATTCGTAACGTAGGCCAGGTTGCCCACGTCGGCGTTTGCGGTCGCGACGGCAGTTTCGAGCGAGACTATTGCAGCACGACCATTGGCAACAGTGAACGCGCCGCCGTTCGCGCCGATTGCAATTGTGGTTACGCCGGTTGTTGCCGTGATCCCGGTCGGCTGGCCTGAACCAGTGCCATGGAGAACCACGCGGTCAATTTCAACCGCGATGCTTTGCGCAATGTCGTCTCGTATAAGAGCGTCGATGCTCGGATCGCTTTCGAACAGCAGCATTTTCGAATACTGTTGGAAAGCGGAAAGGCCATTTGGCGTGAGGGTCAGTTGGCTCCAGTTCGCATCACTGAGAGTCGCGGCAACTGTTTCCCCGACCCAGTTCACTGCGCCTGCCGCATTCTGCCGTGGAATCGTCGTCGGGTTGCTTAAGTTCAGCATTCTCGCGCCAAGTTTCACACAGAGCGTGCGATTACGGAGCAGTTCCACAAACTGACTCGCAAGATTGTCCGTTTGCACTAGCATACCGCCAAGCGTGGGGGTTCCGGCGATATGCCGCTGGCCAGCCGTCACCATCGCTTCAGCAGGAAGCCAGAAGCCACCGGGTTGCTTGCCGGTTTTCAGCGCAACTTCGTCAGACATTTCACGTTCGAACCCATCGAACTTTTGATTCTGGAGCTGACCACGAATCGCGCGAACGATGGAGTAGCGTTGCCATTCCTTCGGCTTCACGTCCAATGGTTCAGCAGGCTTGAGCGGCGTCACAGTTTGCATTCCGGCAATTGCCGCAGCGCGAAACTCTTCGATGGACTGGCCATTCTCAATGGCGGTCACAGCCAATTGTTCGATGCCTTTTACTTTGCCGTTCAGCCGTTCGGCAATGGCGCGAATTTCAGTTTGGCGAGTGCGTTCGCTTTTGGCGCCTTCGGCACGCACGACACTGAGGTCAGCCGGAGGAAGGGGAGGCGCGGCAGGAGCCGCAGGAGCAGTAACAGTTTCGGACATAGGTTTTCTTTCTCGTGACTCTTCGATCACGGTTTCAAATTCATTAGTTTTATCAGCGCGCCCGATCCCAACAGTGGGATCAGCCGGAACACTGACGATTGATATTTCCAGCGGGGTCCATGACATAGCGCGAAGGGTTTCCATACCCTTCTCAACTTTCTCGGTGACCATTTTATCTATCCGATAGCCGACACTTACCAAGCGTCGGATGCCGTCTTTTACGTCCTGAAAAATCTCTTCGGCGCGTTGGCTTTTGCCGAAACGCACGGTGGCGCGACCCTTGCGATCCCCGCCGACTTCTGCCACCTCAACAACGCCGACCTGATCGCCGGTATCGTGATCAACGAGCAAGGCGCCACCGCTTCGAAGTCGGGAAAGATCAACAGAGTCAGGGGAATGGTCTAAAATCTCTGTTCCGAACCAGCGTTCAACCGGCAATTCACTGGAAAAAGCGAGGTTAACCGTGCGCGTGTCAGGGTTGACGGCAGCGCGGTCGAACTCCGCTGAGCGGTGAAGCAAACCTGTTTTTATGGTCTTTGCCACTTATGAGTTGACCCGCGTCAACACGTCTGCATATTTGAATTAAAATGAATGAATCCCTGATAGGACACGACGCGCCGGTAAACCTAGCGGCGTCTCGGTTGTTTTGGAAAGCCCCCTGGTGGGCAAAGGTAGAGGAAAAAGAAAAGATAAAATTTGAGTCAGTGGCGCGTGTGACGGAAACCAAGGTATTAATTTCATACACGAACCCACCCCAAGGAATGTGCAAGGATAGGAGGGGTTCCAGGCTCCGCTGGCTCAATGGAGACAGGGGTATAACCACCGGGTTTCATCATCGGGTTAATCGAGCTAGGATGAGAAGCCCTGGCCATTCAAATTCTACCGGCTACTGGTTTTGGAATGGGGCATCCTTTGCCAAATCTGAGCGGTGTCTCAAGAACGATGCAAGAGCAGATTTCTGGTGGGTGTTCAATTTCGAATCCGAACAATTCATTCTCGTCAATTTTAAGGAATCCGCAAATCGCAGGGAATGGGTTCTTGAATCGGAGGATTGTGAACAGCGGCCCTCGCCATCTCTTCTAAAATTTCCTTACGTAAAATCCGCTTAATCTGTGTCGCGCTTAACTTCTTCCCGGTTGCGCCATTCGTTGACACCAATTCATCTTCATGGCCCTGAACTCCGGTCACGCCCTCGATTGGGAATTCTAATCCGTGTTCGTCGGCCAATTCCTGATCCTCTTCCAGTTCAACAAAAATTTCTTCGATGTCGCCACCTGTGTCGGCAATGACACGTCGTCGAGAGGTGAAACCTTTCTCAACTGCGAGGACATTCGCCTCCATGTCCTTCAGCGGATCGACCCAAGCCCAACGGCGAGGCTTCCAATCTGGCTTGTTGAAATTGGAAAACTTGGCTGCCGGTAGTGCCGTTCCGGTAATTGGATGCTTCACCATCCCCATCGCCAAGGCCCACCCGAGCCAATCTTCAAAAACAGGTCCACAAAGCTCTTCGATCAGCCATTGTTGAATCGCTTTCCACTCTTCGCGCTCGTCCAACAGACCCGCGCGCAGGCTGGAGTAATTGACGGACTCAAGATCGTTCGAAAGTGAGTTGTAGGATACGCCCAGGCCGCCGGCGACAGCGCGCAGGATGGATTTGACGAACGACGGGAACGCGTCCATCGGATGTTGCGGGTCGATGCCGAAATATTCTTCACCGGGACTGAGATCCAGTCCCATTCCTGGCTCGATGTCTTGCAGTGACCGTCCTTGAGCGTCCACTTCACCGGAATAACCATCGGGAGTTGCCTTTTTGATGCCATAACCTTTGCAGGCCGCCTCGCGAGCCGCTACCAGTTCGGCTTCCTCGTATCCAGCCAGCATTTTAAGCCGCAAAAGTGTCGAGGAAGAGATCGGCGCACCAACGGACTGCGCGATCCGGTCCGGTAGGAAGATGTGAAGCATGTCCGAGACTGGAATACGCTCACGTCTGCGCTGTGCAATCGGCAAAATGGAGTCGCCGGGGTGAAAATTCAGCAGGTGATAGGCTACTGGAGCGCGCCAGGTGTCATATTCAACCCCCATTCGAATCTCAGAACCGCCTTGCAGGGTTTTATTCAGGCTTTCGTCGAGCTGATCTATCTCGAAAAGCTGCAAGGCATAATGAAATTTGTTGTCGTAGGGACGAATAAAGCGGATCAGAACGCCGCCATCGCGCTTGGCACTTCTCAGGGTTAATCGACAGAGGCCACGCCAGGTCAACATACGGGTCACACTGCAATTCGCTTTCGATCCCCAATCACGCCAGGTGGCCTCAATTGCGTTATTGGCCAGCGTATCCAACCGGCCATTAGGTTCCATGACCTTCATTTGCAGACCGATGCCAGTTGCGCCGAGAACGTTGTTCTCAAGCAGGGTAAAGTAACGGCGCATGTAATCGTCATTGCGCTCAGCCTCCCTGGAACGATTGCGAAGGTTGCAAACGGCGGTCTTGAGTTCGGCATCGGCACTTGTCCCGGGCGAAAGCCAGTCTGAGTTCAGCCGATTGGTCTGTGAGGCAGCGTAAGAGCGCCGGCTGATACCCGTTGACGGTGCCGGACTGTTGGACAAGTCCCAGACGCGCTTGATCCGCTTTAGAAGTTTCATTGAAGGGAGAAAGATCCGACCCGGTCACCCCGCAACAGGCAGGCGAATGCTTTATATGTCTCTACTACGAGTATCACTATTATTAGTTTTATTCCCTCACTAATGGGCATTGCCGAGTCGAAAGTTTAAGAAATTGGTCCATGAAAAACCCCCAGGATCACCCCGCGTTTACGACCTGCGATCTTGTCTTCCTCTTGTTTGACTACGATGGCCCAGTAATTCCGCGCCTCGGTCCACTCCTTTAAGCTTCGGAACTGGAACTGAACGCCGTCAACCGTTGCAGCAACAGGTTGCTTTTGAACCACCTTTTCGAAGGTGGACTCGATGAAGTCCAGAATGCGCTTGGCCCTGGTTCGCGGGTCTACCTGTAACTGTTCGGCGGCAAAGTTTTCGCCCACCTCGAGCGGCCCTTCCCAGACCTTGTAACGTTCGCCAGACTTGGAAACGTAACCTTGCCCGAGGTATCGGCCAGCGGTATAGCCAGCGGTAACCCCAGGAGCCAGGTTGACGAGGAAATTATTGCCAGAAGCGGAAGCATCAAACGTGATCTGCCCGTCGCCGCCCTCTTTTTGGAAGGCGTAAGAGAGCGTATATTGCGAATTGGAGTAGTCCGAAAAACTTCGAGTCCACCTAACGGTATCACCCGCAGTAATAAAGACCGGCTCAATTGTCGGAATGTCCGCTGCCATCTAACAGCGACACCCCGTCAACCCCTAGCCAAATTCCTCATGCGTGAGGAATTTGAACCTACTTCCTCCATCCACCCACGAAACCCCCACCCATTCTCGGCCTGACAAACGGCTTTCGTGGCATTGGCGGCGGTTTAATCGGCGGCGGTTGCTCCGGTCTGTGCGGTTCGTCGGGGTTTAACACATACTCGCGCCTGGTCAGCTTCTTGGAAATGGCCGTGATGTTCGGCTTGAGAATGTCAATCAACGCCAGGAAATAAACGCGAATGTCTAACGCCTCGTTTCGCTCGCGGATCTTCTCATAACGTTCGATGACAATCCCCCTTTCTTTCTTTCGGCGCAACACCTCGGCGGTCAGTTGCAGGAAGTAGTCGTCGCTGTAGCCATGACCCTTGGGGAAGTGCATGAAGCGTGGACCGCCATTCTCGCCGTCGCCGCCGATACGTAGGCGCGAGAACAGAATGTCCTTGGCAAGCTTTGTATTTATCGCGAAGGACCTCAGCCGGTAATGCTTGTTGAACCGGGTCGTCACCAAGATCGGCGTATGACTGCCGGCGCCGTAAACCGGGAACACGCGCGGAATGCCGGAACGATGCACAAACTTTCTGACCTTGTGCGGTTTGTGGCGCATGTCGATGGTCGTTGCTGAAATTGGCAGCTCGGTTCCATCTCTGCGCTGATATTTTCTGGAGAGGTGTTCGGCCAGGTCGGTCCAAACGTCGTCCTGTTCTGTGTCGCCAAAGAATTTCTTGAACTCGATCCCCCAGGTTTCGTCATCTTCACCGAGGCCGACCACTTCACACTCGATACGATCCTTTTGAACGTCGCAACTTGCCATCGTCATTATCACGTCATCGGGTAGGGAAGTTGGCGCATAGTCTTCCAATCGCTCTATCAGCAAAGAGGGTTCGATGCGTTCGCCTTGGACTTCAAATGGCTCGCATAAAAACGTGTTCATCCAATACACGCGCTTGGCCTCGCCGCCTTTTTCAGCGCGGTAAAAGTCGGCTGCCATCTGATGCAGTTTCGATTTGAACCCCTTCTTTGCTGGAAAGGTTGTGTTCAGTCCGTTCAGCCAGTAACCACGAACCCCGGAGAAATTGGCAGTCGGCCTCCATTCGCCCAACTGAACCGCGATGACACGCTCTGCGTCGGTCCACTTGGCCCCGCAGCATGGAGTTTCATACCAGGCCCGTTCGTGCTGATGTATCGGCGGCCATTTTACATTTTTCCACTCCATGACATGCCAGACACCACAGCCACACGGAACAAACCACTTTCTTTGATCAGACTTCAACCACCAGTCGTGAATCCTCGAACCCGATCCTAAGTCTTGGCCATCCTCGTCATCGTGCAAGAGATGTATCCGAGTCGCTGTGCTCGAAACCACTTGGACGTTATCGGAATAGTTTTCGGCGCGGCCAAAAGCTAATTCGACAGGATCACCCTCCGGCCCATCCTCCATTGCGTCGATCTCATCACAGGTCACAACCGGCGCTTGAACCTGCCGGAAGCCGCTGGCGCTGTTCGCCCCAATCGCAGAAATAATTCCACCGGGATATTCTTTGGCCAGGATTGTATTGCTCGACTCTCGCCGCCCGGTTTCTCGCAGGCGCATAGCAAGCTCTGATACACTTTTGACCATCGGGTTGAAGAATTGCTTTGACCATTTTTTTGCGGACTCAATGACAGGATAAACAACGAGAATGTTTTTTGGATCTTGCTCAATGACCGAGCCGTGAAGGTTGTTAATCATCTCGGTTTTTCCAAGACGCTTAGCCCAGTAAAGCACGGTTGTTTGCACTTCCGGATCGGTGAAGGACTCCTGTGGTTCTTTTTGGTAAGGCGTGAATGATATTCGATAGCGGCCCGGCCTTGCGGTCACATTCTTTCCCATTCGTCGCCGCAATTCTCCCCAGGCCCAAACCGGAAGCGACGGCGGGGGTTTACTCAGCGCCGTTGACCTCTGCAGAATCGCTCGACAACTCTTTAATTGCTGCGGCAAAATATTCATCTATTTTCGGTTCAGTAAGAATCTCCAGCAGTTCCTCTTTCTGCTGGCGTGGAAGATCGCAGACCATCACACGTTGTCTAAACTCAATCATGGTGGCGCACCAAACACGCTCGACGAGTTCGGATGGAATTAGTTGCCTTTCATCTTTCTCCCTCTCCCTGGAAAGTTTTTCCCTTTGTTCCCTAATCAAAAGCAACCGCTCCCCATCCAGATCGCCAAAAATAGCCTTGCAGATGTCAGATGTTGAGTAAGCTTTATCCTTGCCGGGACGAATCGATTGCGCTTCTAACTTTTTGCCAAGAGTTTCCCGATGAATGCCGAATTCTTGCGCGGCCT